CTAGGCTTTTATTAGGTGAACTAGACGTAAACACCTCTGTTGTCGATTGGGTCGCACTGGCGTTCCTCCAACCATGTGTGAATGGCCTTCAGTAATCCACCAAGTGCTTTAGAGCCTCTGCGTCCAGTATGCTAAACCCATGGGTCAGCACAACTGAGCGGACGAGAGGAAAGACATCAGAGAATGCTAAGTCAGATAAGCACAACCAGAAAAGGCTTAAATCTTCCGTTGATACGAGGTCTTCATAGTTCGTAGAACCACTCAGCATAGATTCTATCAACCCCTTGTGGACAGCGAACTGCCGCACATGGTACGTGATCCCTTCTAAACTATACTTGCCAAACGATCTTGACAAGTGGTAGTTCGCTCGTTGCACGAAGAGGTCACGTATAACATGACAAAATCTAAACTCGTAACAATGGGAGAGGGCCTTTCCTGCCATATACTCATCATCGTTCACTGCTTGGTTTGAATTGGGTCTGCAATTAAACTTGGCTAGAACCTTGCCGATGTATGGTAACATAACATGACTTTCTTCGCCCCTTGTGACGGGGACGAAGTGTTTTGACAAGAAGTGCATGTTATGCAAAAGTTTACCGGTGGTAACTTTCGCATCCATCTTGGCTAGCCGAGCTACTTGCTCGTAGTGGTAAGCGCAACGCCGTACCCTACGTGGTAACCCGCAAACCATATCATCGCCAAGGACGCAAACTAATGCGCCCTTAACTTGATACTTGTGAGCCCAAGCATTAAAAATGACCAAATTCCAAAAGCTATTACTAAAGGTGGTGTCGGTTGCTCCTGTGGCTAACTGGTTCTCAACGACGGAGAACTTATTGCTTGCCAAATGCAAGTCAATGAACCACTTTGGGCAACCCAACCTACGCATGAACATAACCTCTAACTCCATGACATCCTTCACTTGAGTCTTGTCATTGGATGAGAAGTCTGCTTCCATATATGACTTGCACGAATGCTGCGTCATGAAAGAGGCTATCTCGGGTGTATGTTGCTTGTAGGCCACCATGAACTTAAACTCCGT